TAAAATGAGTTGATTGCCTTTATATGGAAAAACTGGTCTGTACATATTATCCTATGCTTGCTTGGTCTTGTAGTGCTGGAGAAACTACTTCATTAGATATTGCTGGTTTAGGAACTCTTAGAGTAGGCTGTGATATTGCTGTGATTGGTGTTCCAAAAGAGTTTAAAGGAAAGTTATTTATGTCCTCTAAAAAGATCTCTTGAGTAGAGGTCATATAGATAGCAGAGCCGTCTTTATTTATGTCTTCTACAATATTATTGAACTTTAGTCCAGGGTTTTCTTGCCTTTGACTATTTAGTATAATAGTTATAGGGTCTCCATTCTTTCCAGAATTAGACCATGTATTATCTCTTTTTAGAACAGGAACAGTTGATCCAAATCTGATAGATTGACCGAATCTAGCTTGTAGTATTGTATCACCTTCAAAAGGCTGCAAATTTCTAACTTGTTGATTCTCTTGGAAAGTATATCCCAAAGGAAGAGATGATCCAGTTACAGCATTTCCAGAATACCCTTGAATATTAACAGACTGTTTCAAGAAGTTACTATACTCACTCATGTTTGGAAAAGCACCATGATTAGCACGATTCCACAAACTGTATGGAGGAAAATAGAAGAATTGCTGATTAGACACACGATCGTTCAACTTCTCAGTAGGCCCTGCCATGATAAGCACTATCTCATTAACCACAGGATACTGCCTAATAAAGTTAAACATTGGCCAAGCCGGTTCAGATACTTCACCAGACTTAGAGGTTCCTAAAGTAGAATATAACAGCTCATATTTGATCTTTCCTATATCAATAGGGCTTCCGTAATCAGGATCACGTTCTTGAGTGTTTCCTTTAAAAGGTCCTAACACAATAGACTTAACTCGACCAATTTGGAAATACTGGCCGATAGATCTACCAACTTTGGAGTCAAACTTATTACCAAAAATATATCCGTCTGACATTATGCTTGTGGTAATTGTTTAGGATCTTTAATCTTAATGTTACTTACTTCAGAAAACAACTGCTCGATGTCCTTTTCTGTCAAAATGCCAGAATCTTCGACACCATCTTTCTTGGCTTCTGCCGATGCTTTTTGGAAAAGCTGTAGGAGTTTCATCAAGACTTCGTCGTTCTTGAGGCTAGAATCCATGAATCCTTTCAAAAGAGGCACAATTACAATAGCATCACCAGGAGTCTCGATCATATCAGCAAGTCTCATGATCTCTTGCTTAATGGTAGAGTCTTGGTTTTTATGCTTGTTGTAAACCTCTTCGACTAGATCGGCTATCTTTTTGCCTTTGAATATCTCTTTTTCTAGTTCCATGACTTTTAGAATAAATATTAAAAGTCGTGATTTTCAAGGTAGTTGTCTAGAATGGTCTTGTAGATGGTTTTTAGTTTCTTGATCACTTTGGTGATCGTATTAGACTGAGTGTCAGTCATTTCTTTAACATAGATGAAGACAGCCTTCTTGTTGAAAATATCTATATTCTCTCTTTTCTTGAAGATCTCTAGGATTGCATCAGCGACCCTGATCTCCTCAGGTTTCTCGAATAACTCAAACAAGTTGTCGTCTACATGCTTGATAAAAAGCTCGACTATATCTAGCTTATCTAGCTCTGGTTCTGGCTCTTTTACTAGAATTGAATTAACCAAGGCATTATCGTCGTGTTGTTCTCCAATGTCTGCTTTAGATACAAGCTTCTTGTAATTCTTTTGGTTATAGATAATCAAGTACCTTTTGGCAATGGTCCCAAAATAAGAGTAGGCTTTACCTTTGGATTGGTCGTAGAGGTCTAATTTTTGTAAAAGAAACGAGATCACTTCATACTTTAGGTCTTCTATATTGTCAACTTCGGTGTAGTAGAACTTAAACGTATGAATAATATTTTCTACTAGCTTATAGAAGCCGTAGTGGATCCTTTCGTTATAGATTCTGTTTCTTTCTGCTTGACTCTTAGAATTACGATATGCTAGAATAGCCTCTTCAGTTTCTATAGTGAAGTAGTTATTCTTTGTCTTTGGCTTACGTTTTCTAGGCTCACCTTTCTTGGTAAGTAGAACTTCTTCTTCTTTGTCTAAAATATCTACCATTTTATTCTTCTATAAAGTTATTGATAGAATCTTGCATTTTCTTGACGTTCTCCATTAGTTCTAAGAATTCTGGATCTGATTGAACCCATAACTTAGAATCAATTTGATTTGCACAAGTATTGATCTCTTTCATGCATCCTTTAACTCCGTCAATGAATAGTTGTTGGTTAACTACTATATTCTCTAATTTTCTATTCTTAGTATATAGGTTGAAAATGATCCATCCTACTACAGTAGCAATCCATAAAGATATTGCTATAATTGTTGTTATCATATTATTTTTATTTGTTATTCGACACGACTAGCCATTAGATCAGCTTGATGTAGAATATGAACTATATTTGACTTTAGTTCTGTATCTTTATTATATGTTATAAAGTAAGGTTTGTTTCCTTCTTCATATAAACCATCATGAAGCTTAATAGCTAGATATTCATTTTCTGTAACTTCTATTCCTTCATTCTGGAGGTAGAATAAACTACGGTCTGCTATTCTCATATGAGTGACTTTAGAGTTGTACTTATATAAAGCACCTTGCTTCTCAATATGCCACTGTGAATCATTTGGTACATAAAAAGGTTGATCTTTAGTTCCTAGTTTACCAAGATCATGATTGATGGCTGAGAAAACTAACTCTTCTGTTGTATAGTTTTTTTTCTGACCAAACTTATCCCAAACCTTTTCAAATACCAGACTTGCTTCAACCACTCTTATTACATGATCTACATAACCACCAGGAAAACAATTATGATGATCTAATTTAGTAGAAGCCGGAGCTAAAGCCAAAACTTCTTCTAAAGACTTATAAAAGTCAATTAGTTTGTCTTTTCTATCTCCAGTGATATACTTGTTGATCAGTTCATAGAACCTATTTAGATTCTGTTGAATCTGCTCTGCCGATAACTCTTTCATAACTTATTATTTTATTTTTATTGTTCAGTTTCACTATTGATTAATACTTCAATCTCTTGTAACTTAGATTTCATTCTTTCAATGTGAGCTCTAATTTCATCGATTGATCTTCCAGTTGACAATAGGGCGTCTTGGCCGTTAAGAAAATTATTTAGTTCAAAAATCTTCTTTTGGATTAATTGTTTGTATTTCATTTTGTTAATTTACAATTTAGTTACGTAATCTACCATTTGATCTACAGAGTAAACAGGATAACCTTTCACTCCTTTTGTTAATTCTATCTTTTTACCTACTTTATCATACTCATCGGTAAAATATACAATTTGTTCTACATTATTATTTATGTCTAGTACAAGTGTCATAGGGTATGTTTCTACTCCGGTTAATGTTTCGGCATCATCACATAAAGAATTTTCTCCGTCACAAGAATAGAACTTGAATGAGTTGTTAAAGTAGCCTAATTTGTTTTTAAGGCTTTGACACTTACTACAACCATCTAAAACCAAGAATATTAATTTTGCCATAACTTATACCTCCGTGAATTCTTTATCTATTTCTTTCATTAATTCAATCCAAAACAATTGTTCTTCTTTATCCATAGTGTCAAATGCAAATGACAAATATATGTATAATGCTTCTAGTTGTTCTTCTGTTATTTTATCTCCATTTATTTCCATAAAAATATTTTTTATATAGGGTATTTTCCTATATAGAAGTTTTTCTTTGACTTTGTTTTTTGCCTTAGTTTATATTTAAAAGCCCTAAGCGGAGTAAACCGTCGGCTTTTGCCGATATTCTTTTAAACTTTCACTTTCGACTATCTTTATATACCTGAAGCATATCTTAGTCTTAGCTCCTGGTAGCCATTTTCTTCTAGTCATTCTAAAACTCACTCATGGAATCTCACCAAGCTATGGCATAGATCATGACTAGATCTGGCGTTAGATACAACCAATATACAACATTTATTTGAAACAGAAAAATTTTTTTATAAATATTTTTTTATTTCGTTTTTTTGTCTTATATTAGACTAATGGACAAAGAACTACTCGTTTTAGGTTTACTTGAGAGTGTATTAGGCAAAGCCAAAGGTTCTAAAACAACTATGGACTATGCTTTTTATTGCCCGGTTTGTAAGCATCATAATCCAAAATTGATTGTTAACATTAAGACTGGACAATACAATTGCTGGACATGCCACCCACCTACTAAAGGTAAAACACCAGTATCACTCTTAAAAAAGATCGAAGCTCCTACAGAGAAGTTGATCGAGATGAAGAGTTATTTTCAAGGAGATAATACCAAGATTGATACCACAAAAGCAAATAAGGTAACCCTACCAGAAGAATTTGTATCACTGATTAATCCAGACAAGTCACTAGAAGCCAGACACGCTTTAGCTTACTTAAAGAAAAGGCAGATCTCTGTTCAAGACATACAAAAGTATAATATAGGATATTGTAGTAAAGGAAGATATAGAAACAAAGTGATTGTACCATCTTATAATAAAGACGGTATGATTAATTACTTTATAGCAAGATCATTTGAGCCAGATCCTTTTCAAAAGATTGATGCACCTAGTTGTAATAAGACAGAGTTGATAGGGCTTGAGTTCTTTATTAATTGGTCTGTTCCGGTTATTTTATGTGAAGGAATATTCGATGCCATTGCTATTAAACGTAACGCAGTTCCTTTGTTTGGCAAGACTATTCCTAAGTCACTCATGTTGAAATTAGTAGAATCTGAAGTAAAAACAGTATATTTAGCATTAGACAAAGACGCTTTGAAAGAGGCGTTAGATTATTCACAAACTCTTCTCGATCACGGGAAAGAGGTTTATTTAATAGATTTGGAAGGAAAAGATCCATCTGACATTGGTTTTGTAGAGATGACCAAGCTTTTGCATAAAGCTAAGCCACTATCTTTTAGTGACCTCCTTCTAAAGAAAATCCAACTAATATGATTGAACAATCAAAGAACGTCTACAAAGACAAGTTCTTAAGACGTATCGTTGAAACAGATCCTGAGCTAAGACAAATTACACTTCATGATTCTAGGTATTATCAAAGGTCTCCTGGTGTTTTTTATCCTTCTGTAACAACTATTTTAAGCTTTTTTCCAAAAGGTTCTTTTTTCGAAACGTGGTTAAAAGACACTGGCCACAATGCTGATATTGTTATGCGTCGTGCCGGTGAAGAAGGAACTCAAGTCCATGAAGCTATTGAAAGCTTTCTAAAAGGTGAAGAAATAAGATGGATCGAGTCAACTGGCAAAGTCAACTATGCTACTCATGTTTGGAAGATGGTTCTAGGCTTTGTAGACTTCTGGACCACTTACAAGCCAACACTTCTTTTATCAGAAGAGTTCATGTACTCAGATACTCACAAGTACTCTGGAACCTTAGACCTCCTTGTTGATATCAAAGGAGAAAAGTGGCTACTAGATATTAAGACTTCTAACAACATTCACGAGAGCTACTATCTACAAATGTCAGCCTACACAAAGGCTTATGAGGAGAAGTATCTCCAAAAGGTAGATCGTAATGGTATTATCTGGTTGAAGTCTAGTAAACGAGGCCCAGACAAGACTAATAAAAAGATGCAAGGTGCTGGCTGGGAGATCTTAGAAGGCAAGAAGACGGTTGATGAATACTTCCAGATGTTCTTGCATACTTACGAGACCTACAAGATCATGCACCCAGAGACTGATATTGAACTATTAACCCTACCTAACACGGTTAAACTAGGTCAGTAAATATTTATTGGTAGTATGATTAAGCTACTAGACTTATTAAAAGAGGCAGAAAATGGTGATTATTTATATCACGCCACTTATGAGCCTTTATTAAATAAAATTAAGTCGAAGGGTTTAGATACTAGAGATAGTAAAAAAGCCTGGGAAGATTCTATTCCTGGATATGTATATTTGGCAACTGATAAGGATGTTGCTGGTTCATATGCAGAGACTTCTGATTATGTTCCTGAGGAATGGCTAGATCAAATAGTTATATTAACTGTGGATGCTTCCAAGCTAGACCACTCTAAACTATTTAGAGATCAAAATGTAAGAAATGAAACTTCTGATACTCTTGAATACAGAGGGGTAATTCCTTGGAATACAATAGTAAATGTAGAAAGATATGATTAAGCTACTAGACTTATTAAAAGAGGCCAAAGGCCAAAAGAAAGCCATTATCATGGCAGGTGGAGCCGGAGCTGGCAAATCTACATTTTCTAGACAACTCCAATCTGATCTTAAAAAGGCTGGCTGGACTGACTTAAATGCAGACAAATACGTCGAAGATCCAGACAGTCCTATGTATAATAACCTAGGAGCTGCAGCCTCTAGAATAGATAGAGTAGACCTACCTGCTACACTTCAAAAAGGACAGAACTTCTTATACGATACTACTGCTAGTAATGTTCAAAGAGTTCAAGCTATCAAAGATGCTGGCTATGATATTATGATGGTCATGGTCTATACTAACCCGATCGTTAGTTTTCTTCGTAACTTCAAGCGTGAGCGAAAAGTTCCTACTGTAGGAGTTCTTTCTAGTTGGAATAATGTATATAAGAATATCGAGGCTTACAAGAAGATGTTTGGTAACGACTTTCATTTAATCTCTACAGGAACTACTCCTGAAGAAGACAAAATGGTAGCCGAGTTCAATAAAGCGTTTAAGTCTGGTAAGTTAAAAGAGTTCTTCGAAGCGCTTTTATCTTCTGGACAGTTTAAGTCTACATTCAAAAAGGACCCGACTAAGAAGAAAACACCAGAAGAGATTGCTAAGTCTAAAGAACTTGTAGATAAACAAATCGATATCCTATCTAACCAGTTCAGTCAGATTGAAAAGCAAGTAGAGAAGACGAAAGAAGAAGACATGAGTAAAGTAGTTAACGCAGCAAAATCGTTTATCAAGAAATGATCAACCCAGTTAAAATAGGCCGTAGTATTGCTGAGGATATTTTGAAAGAAGCTTCTCCAGATGTAGGCCCATGCTTTTATCCTGGTAAATTTAAACCACCACATAAAGGTCACTTCGAAGCCGCAAAGTATCTTGCATCTAAACCTTATATTAACAAGGTTTATGTTATTATATCTAGAGTTACCAAGTTTGGTATAACACCTGAGGATTCATTATATATTTGGAATGAATATTTGAAAGCAGAACCTAATCCTAAGATTAGCGTTTCTATTTCTAAAGAGTCAACTCCTATCAAAGATATTTTTGTTTTCATGGACGAGAATCCAGAAGTAGATCCTATTTATGTGGCCGGAGCTGGTGAAGAAGTAGAAGGTCTAGGTTACTTCGATGCTCTTCAAAAAAGATTTCCTGATCGTGTAAGAAAAGAAGTTGTGCCTGATCAGTTCGAAAGAATATCAGCTACTCAGATGCGTGATGCTATCAAAGTAGGTGATATGAAAGGATTCGAGAAGTTTATTCCAGACGCAGCATATAATAAAGGAGTTACTAAAGATGTATTTAGTAGACTATTGAAAATAATGAAATGATAGATCCAAAAAAGATATTAACCGTTGAGGACTTTGTTGAGTTTGCTATAAAAAGGCTTGGTATTAATAAAGCTCCTGAATTAAAGTTTGTTGGCAATAGAGACTGGGCAGTTGAACGCCACAGTTTTGGTCAATATAATCCTAGTGATAATACACTTACAGTTTATATAGGCAATAGGAACATGGCTGATATACTTAGAACACTTGGCCATGAATTAGTTCACCATAGACAAAATGAACTAAATAAGCTTGAAGATGGTTCTGGTAAAACTGGCTCTGAGATAGAGAATGAAGCAAACGCTCTTGCAGGAGTGTTAATGCGTGATTACGGTCGTATCAACGATACCATCTACGAGGCAGTTATTCCTTCACTAAAACAAATATATGAGGCAGAAAAGTCTGGACGTATTCAGATCTATTGTGATATGGACGGTGTGTTATGCGACTTCGACAGTAGGTTTGAACACTTCTACGGTGTACCACCTAGAGAGTACGCTAACGAGAAAGGTCAAAAGGCTATGGAAGAAGCCGTTAATAAAGTAGGAGTAGTCTATTGGTCTAAAATGCCATGGTTAAAAGGAGGCCAAGAATTATGGAACAAGATATCGAAGTACGATCCAATTATATTAACAAGTCCAGGAAAGTTTACTTATGCTAGAGAAGGTAAGTTGATATGGATCAAAGAGAATCTGACTCCTCAGCCAAAAGATATTATGTTCGCTAATACTGGAAAAAAGTTTGAAGCGATCAAGGATAAGACACCTCAAGAGATTAGAAGCTCTATGTTAATAGATGACTACTATCCAAATCTTGCTCCATGGAAAGAGATTGGAGGAATTGCTATCATGTACAAATCATATGATCAAGTAAGTGCGATATTAGATAAGTTTAGATTAACAGAAAACAAACTTTCTTATAATATTATTTCATCAGAACAATTTAATAAAATATATGTTGAAGATCGTTTAAAAAAAGCTTACTTTGGAAATAAATATAAAAAAAATATTGTTACTGATATTGAACAGTATGGCAAAGGTGATTATTGGTGTGTTAGTGAAAATTGTATAGAACACTATAGGGAAAATCCAAACTATATAGATGAAGATGAAACAATTTTACCAACAGGACTAAAAATAGCTGTAGGCAATCAAGATACTTTTGATAAATATGAAAAAGAAATTAAATTAAAAGCAGATGGATTTTATGATCCACAATTTGATACATTTGGTTTAGTTTTGTTTAAAAAATATAAATAAGTTATATGATACCTAATGAGTCAACACTCAA